TTCATTTTCGAGTGCGGCCAATTCGCTTAAATCGATATCGCCTCCGCCTCCGCTCCCGCCGCTCTTGCGGTCGCTATCTTTGAACTTATTATTCATGAGAAGTTCGATCCCGCCGCCAAAATTACCGGAGCTACTAGACGATTTATTACCGCTACCGCTACCGAATGTAAATGTCGGCATAGAATCCAAAGCACCTAAATCAATTTCTTCCGCCATTGTGTTTCGTCGTATGTGTTATAATAGAATGTAATCTTTATACTAAATTATACTGACTTAGTATGATTGTATGATTGTATGATTAAAAGAAATACTTTATTATTTGATTCACACCGCACATAACGAATGAACACGCCATAATCCCTGTAAAAAGCAATCCGCCAAATCGTCTTTCTTCTTATGATTTTCGAATACAGGCATCCATTTCGCATAATCCGAATTATGTTTTCGAGAGATTTCGCCGAGTGAGCGACATATCGTGATTCCAGATTTTTTACGGTCAGCATATGTTGAAGCATCCACACAGACTGTCTCAGGATTTGTCGGATCTAGATCTAGAGTTGCGTCCGTAAATAGTTTTAGTTTACATGACGCTGAAATGAACTCAATTTGCGGAATATTTTTCATAATGAAATACTGTGTGATCATACCCTGAAGTGTCTTCATTCGAGAGGCCAACGTGCTTATTTGATTTTCGATGATCATCATATCGATTGGTGCGTTCGATACCGACGACATTGTCGTGTACAATATCGCGTCTAGATGTTTCATCATATTACGACCATATGTAATAAGATCAAGGTCGTGAGCGTATGTATAGTTAGCCTTCTTGGGTTTTGATGGCGGTACAGTACCCGCAAGATAACTTGAATACTTACTTTCATCGAACGGCTCCAGATAATCTCTCGAAAGCGTTGTTGTAATTTCTTGAATAAGGTCTGCTTTCCGAAGTTTCAGATTGGTTGCGGCTTCTGATTGTCCGTTGCCACTCTCGCTGCTGCTGCCGCTTTGTTTTATTGGCGTCGAGAGAATCGCCTTAATGTCCATTAACTCACTCAACTTCTTTTTCATAATAAGTTCGGGTTTACGTTTGATTGGTAAAATCTCTCGTGATGGTACTTTATATTTAGATTTATCGGAACATTTTGTACAATACAACGCTGCTGATGTTCCTGTACCGGAAGGTAGATACATCCACTTTGCCAATTTACAGTCATTCACACATGTTCGCTTAGGAGCACTGATAACCTCTGTAGATAATGTTATACTATCTGGTGATACAGGCTCGAAGCGTAAATCAATAACATCCCATCTCTCGATTATAATATGATGAATTAGATTTGTCGCTGATGGTATCATCGATCCACCGCCGAACGACGTAGCGAGAGAATCTGGAATACGAAATAAACAATATGCTAGATTCTTCATTCCTACATCGAAACTAATAATTCGCATCTCTCGTGATTTGTAATATTTGGGTATAACAATTATTACAAATAAGGGTTTATATACATTCATACTAAGCATTATCTACCGTGCTGTTGCTGTTGTTGTTGCTGTTGCTGCTGTTGCCTCTCTCGTTGAAACGAGAGAATTTGCTCTTGGGTTATTTCGGGGGCAACCATCCTTGATTGAAGTGATTCTCTCGAGAGATAAACGTCCTTCAGATCACTTTGGATATATCCAAACGGTTCTCTCGTATCCATGATAGATGAATACATAAATGGTACGTTGCGTTGCTCTTGTTCATATGGATTTACGTCAAATGAACCATGACCGCTTGCGTTGACCGCATCTAAACGATTAATGGTCATAACCTGGTCGGCATTTGTAGTCAAATATCTACGATAGTCCCAGTTGGTCATTATATTTTCTGAACGGCGAATCGATTCATTCACGGCATTACCAGGCTGCCATCCTGAAAAGTTACGACCGTCATTCATCAGTGGAGGGAAATCAAAATAAACATTATGACTCGAACTGTAATTCTTTGCCCAATGAGGTTGTGAATGCGACATAGTGATTGTATACGTATATTATGTATATTATGAGAATAAAAATATACTACTGTATTTGTTGTAACGCGTTGATTAGTTCTGCTTTTTTCAACTTTTGGATTTCAGCATATTTTTCAGGTTGATTTTTATACTTTTCCTTAAGCAGTGCCTTCAGTTCAGTCACCGACATTCCAGAAAGGGTTATTACTGCTGGAACCGTAAATTGTGGTGCGGTTACGGTCTCTACGACGTCCACGGCGTCATCAGGAAGGGGAGTTTCTTGAGCCTTTTTATATAAAATAGATATAACATCAACATGATTTTCGGTAGATGAATTTATATCAGGTTCTTGTATTGTGCCTAAATCTACCGTAACCATTTTTGTTTCTGTCGACGGAGTATGATTTTCAATTTCGATTGATACTACACTTTCTGGGACGATATTTTCTTCATTTTCAAGATTTTGCGTATCGTCTTTCTCGTTGTTATCTACGTCAGCATCTCCGTGAGCGTCTGATTCTGTGTCAGAGCCAGATTCAGAGCCGGTCTCGGTGTCGGTGTCGGTCTCAGAGCCTGTGTCGGTATCGCTTTCATCAGTGGTATCACTCTCGCTCTCTGTTGTATCTTCACTATCTGACGAAATTTCTATAAGATTGCTGCTACGCTTATTCTGAAAAAAAGCCGCTGTATCTAAATGAATCGTGTGTGGCTGATTATATGAAGATACATGTTTTTCGGAATTGTTTTCATTCGCATATTCCAGTATTATACTTCCGCCATTCTGTGGATGTGAATCACTCCTATCAGACGTCGTCATTTGATATAACCGATGAATATCAGTAGAGGATTCTTCTATGTATTGTTGTAAAATCATAGCTTGTTCTTTATGAGACTGTTCTAACACTGATAAACGAACCTTTGTATATTGAAAGACAGCATATACCAAAAGAGAACAAACGGCTAAACTAATAATAATGGTTAGAAAATTGAACTCGACCATTTCTAGTAAAATGATATTTTATAATATAATATCCGCGATGTTATATTTGATAATTAAACGGAATATGATTTTATGTTGATTATAAATTCTTAAGTTTTGGAATCAGTGGATGTTCATGAATGAACACTTTTCAGCCAAAAATATTTCGTTTGAAATCCTGGGTTTGGAATCAGTGGATGGTTCATGAATGAACACTTTTCAGCCGAAAATATTCCGTTTAAATTATAAAAGTCAATGGTTAGAAGGACAGGATGTCCGCAAGCGGACGCTTTTCAGCCAAAAATATTCCCTTCAAAATAAAAAAATATTACAGAGCATATATCGTAACAATATTATAGGTACCGAGATAGTTGGCGATTGATGGAAATGTTGCTTATTTACGCAACATCGGCAACATGTCCATAAATGTCCTTTTCATCATTTGGCGCAGGAGTTTTAAAACACGTTTTTTTTGCATTTTGTGACTGACCAGTCACAACTTTTTTCGACCAAATGAAAAGTTTGTGACGGTAATTTTTTGACTTCATCCCCTCCCCCGTCGGCGACCTTCGGCGGCCCTCGGCCATGGCCCATTAATTGGACATTTATATAGATCCATGCGTTTTAAGCAACATTTCCATCAAGCATGTCCATCAAGACTGAAAATCCATTAATATGTTATTGTATATAATTTCAGCATCATAACCAATAACAAGGCTTGGGCATTCGATCAAACGATCAACGTTGATGGAAATGTTGCTTATTTACGCAACAACGGCAACATGTCCATAAATGTCCTTTTCATCATTTGACGCAGGAGTTTTAAAACATGTTTTTTCGACCTTTTGTGACTGACCAGTCACAACTTTTTTCGACCAAACGAAAATTTGTGACGGTAATTTTTTGAATTATTCCCACCTCCGTCCGCGGCCATCCGCCGGGGTGTAAATATTGGACATTTATATAGACCCCCACGATTTAGGCAACATTTCCATCAAGACTGAAAATCCATTTATGTATTATTGCGATACGTGTGACATCAAAACCAATAACAAAACTGTTTTTAATACGCATCTTTTATCAGCAAAGCACCAACGGTTATGTTCCAATAACGCCAAATGCACAACATACATTCACGGTCTCATTTCGGAGGGCGGCGGTGGCGGAACTGTAGCAGAAAGCATCCCCCAAAAACCGCCACTGAATATTCTCTCGAACCCCCAAAAACCAACCATCGTCCAAATTAACCTTAACGAAGAGGATGACCAACAAAACGTAATATATAATGAAGCAATTAAGAATGACTCAGATGACGACAGCGGTGGCGAGGATGGCAGCGAGGATAGCGGCGATGATGACGGCGAGGATGGCGTCGGCGATGATGACAGCGGTCACGTGACCTCAGCGGCTTCCGCGGCCTATGAATGTAAATATTGTAAACGTCCTTATATCAATAGAACCGGATTATGGCGGCATAATAAGAAATTCGGGGCGTTATGTATTACGAAGGTGGTGAATGCTTCAAAAATGAAAAATACAGCAGAACTCAAGAATATAATAACAACGATGATGAAGATGAACAACGAATTCAAGACACAGATATTAGATTTATATAAAACGAGTATGACAGCGATTACAGCGACTACGGTCGCAGCCAATAGCACAGTTGCGCCGACATCGATTACAAACAACAACAGCAACACCAATAATATGACCAATTGTGGTAATCAAACGTTTAATATGCAATTTTTCTTGAATGAAAAGTGCAAGGACGCGATGAATATGAAGGATTTCGTGAATTCGATTCAATTGAATACCGATGACCTTGAAAATGTCGGAAAACTCGGGTATGTCGAAGGGATGTCGAATATACTTATTACCAACCTGAATAAAACGGAGTTGCATAAACGTCCTGTTCATTGTAGTGACATAAAACGAGAGACGTTGTATGTCAAAGACGCCGACAAGTGGGAATGCGATGGCCCCGACCATGCCAAAATGACGAATGCTGTACTTGCGGTGGAACATAAGAATGTGAGTTTGATGGGAGAATGGGCGGCACTTCATCCAAAATGTATGAATAGCAATACCAATGATAATAACCGTTATTTCAAACTATCCAAAATAGTAACAGATGGCGCGAAAGACGGAAATATTTCCAAAGTGATACGACGTGTGGCGAAGAATGTGCTTATCGACAAAACTGGGCTTTATGTCGGATAAAATAAAGGTTAAACATGTAACATTATATTTATTATGTTACGTGTTACAAATGTCTGATTATTATGAAACAACGATTACCAGCGTTGGACTTGTCAACGACGCACAACCAAATCCACATCCGATTATAACAACGATGGCCAATATGATGAATTATTTGACGGTATCTCTTTACCAAGGGCAATTTACATATAAACATGAACAAGCATGGGCTCGGTTGAATTCAATCTATGATCATATTTCAAAGACTTCGACACCGACTGAGATTCTATCATTAGATATTATTAAGGATTTTCATAACAATATCGAAACCTTGTGGTTTGTTACAGAAACAGACGACCCGGACTATGATACATATATGAAAGAGCTGCGTTCTCATATTTCTGCTGCTGAAAAGGCCGCACGGATACAAGAACTTATTTATTTTCGATAATATGCTTTGCACATTCTACGATTTCGCTTGGATATTCGAGATCGCGTAATACTTTTAGACCGCCTTTAATCGTTGAAATACCATTTTCGATCTTATACAAATACGAACCAGTATCAGCACATACCGACATATGAAGATTTGTTATTACGTCGCTATTTCGTTTCTCTAGAAGTTCGCACAGTTCGATATAATGCGTTGTAAGGATGAGATCCACTTTTGGATTTTTAGAAATGTAATCAATATATCCATATGCTGCTGCGACTGCCTCATATGGATTAGTTCCAGAATAAAGCTCATCAAAAATACAGAAATGTCGTTTTGTAGGGTTTTCCATGATACAGCGCAGGATTTCCATGCATCGGCGTGATTCAGCTTGGAATAGACTATCGCGACCAGATGTATCTGGAATGTTAAGATAGCAGTGAAGATAATCGTATGGGTTGATTTCTGCGCGTTCATAGAATCCATAACCGAGTTGTTGAGAGATTATAATATTGAATAGTGTTGATTTGATTACGGTAGTTTTTCCTGCCGCGTTTGGACCAGTTATAATAAGTTGTTTATCAAGTGTGATATCATTTGCTACAACCTTGTCTGCGCCGTGTGCCTTCAAAGGCGCATAGATTTGTGAGGTCAGTTTTGTGATACCTTTTCTTTTTATAATAAGCGCCGGTGGAGGCGGAGGTGGAGGTGGAGTATCGGCATCGGCAGCAGCAGTAGCAGCAGCAGCATCGGGAGCGGCCTCCGCAATAACAGCTAATGGCTGCTGCGTAGGTTCATTTACAACATCATCCGCAACATTAATAAACGTACATTTCTTAATCATACCATCGATTACAAATGACCGACATGCTGTAAGATGCTCCATGTACGCATTAAATCCGAAACTGTATTCGAGCAGCTCATTTAGATCTGTCTGTGAAAAAAGGGAATAATAATTCTTCATCACGTATCCTATCTGAAAAAACTTACTTACAGATACTGAAAATGGTGATATATCGGTGAGTGCTTGTGTCACTTCATTCAGCAAGCGATATCTCTCTGAAAGTTCTTGACGAAATGGTTCATATGTCGAGAGATTGTATGTTTGAATGAGTTGAATCATATAACTCATATTGACTCCGGTCGATGTAAGATATCCATTTATGGTATGAATGTGTGTGTGAACTAGCTTGATATTGTTATAAAAACGCACACACGCCATGATATTCTGATAAATCTGGATGAAGTAAAAAACCACAGACATTAGTATATACATTTTTTGTTCTATACTTACTGTGTCAAAATCTGTCAAGAACTTACCGACAGAATGTTGACTTATGATTTGCTTCAAAATATCGACGTATTCTGAAAATGATACTCCCAGACCTCGCATCAATAATACGAAAAATGGAATAATTAATACAATAATTGGCGTGAGAAGTGCGATTACAGGTGATGAAATATTATACAGACTTAGAAATTGTAAAAATGACGACGAATTATTAAGTTTTTCAAGAAATGGGGTTTCAACATAACTGAATTTTTCTTTAAAATCTTTGGCTTTTCCGGTTCCGCGAAATTCATCCCACGTTTTCTTCATATTTGAAAATGCGTCCACACATGTAGTTTCTCCAGTATTTTGTGCGATACTGCGTTCCAGAAATTCATTATCGAACATTTCCAGTAATGTTTGTGTATGCTTCAAATACTCAATATCTGTAGTATAATACTTACTCCAAATTGGTAAATGTTCGGTTCCGTATACCGATTTTGGAGAGAATACATAATGGTACAAACCTTTGATATTATTACGGCAGTCCGCATCCGCATCCGCATCGGCATCCGCATCGGGATTGGCGTCACGATCTCCGCCAACGACAGATTTCGCGTTTACTTCGTTTACTTTAAGTAGCTCAAGGTCTTCAATAATAGAACTAGGTAATTCGTGTAATTTTTCAGAGTTTGTATAAGAAATTGGATGCTTGAATGTGTTATTGCTACATAATTTTCCCGATGTTGAATTCGCATTACTAGATGAGGTGTCATTTGGCCTTCCTCCAAATCCTAAATGTTCCATTAATAATGATTTCATCTCATCTGGATCACGAGGAATTTCAGTAACAGATTCACGTACATCTGTAATTAAAGAACACACGCTAAAAGAACAGGACATCGTATTGTTATGAGACAACAATATAATATATCAATTCAAACTCATTTATTTGCTATTTGTTCGTGCCGAACTTCTAAATCCCGTCCATGAAATTCACCGGCAACTCTGTAATCGACGTCTCGTAATATGACTCGATCTCTTTCTTAATACGCATATCTCGTCGAGTAACAAAGTTAATCGCTACACCTTTACGCCCCCAACGTCCGGAACGTCCAATACGATGAAGATAGATATGAACATCCTGTGGCATGTCAAAATTGATAACTGTACTAACCTGTTGGATATCAATACCGCGAGCAGTCACATTTGATGAAATAAGCACGCGATGGATGCCTGCTTTAAATTCCTGGTACGCCTTATCTCTCTCGCGATTATCACCCTTCTCCATTCCACTATGAATACAACAAACCGGAAAACCGTCAAAAAGCATCGCCTCGTGAAGATCGGCAACACGCTTTGTGGAATTACAGAAAATAATACACTGAGAAACTGAAATCGTCTTGAACAGGTCTTTAAGTGTCAAATATTTTTGTACATCATCGTCTAACGCAACATAATGTTGTTGAATACCTTCTAAAGTAAGTTGTTCAGCTTTTACCTGTATATTTACAGGATTTCTCATAAATTTATCGGTTAAGTTATACAAATCGGGTGGCATCGTAGCACTAAACAATACGACTTGAATATCCGAGGGCATATATTGAAAAATACTATAGATTTGTTCATTAAAACCAGCC